TGCACCGCAAGCCATCTCTATTAAAGGGTAAAACCCTACCAGACCTCATCGGTCATAAAAGAGGTGTGGACTATGTCCACGGCCCCAGGTCTTCAAACCCAGAAGGAATGAAGACCTCGCCAACTCGGTAGCCGATAATCCTGTCACGCACGACATATCCGTCTGATGACGGACTGAAGTGTTGTGACAAGACGGCGGCATCGTAGAGTTTAAACCTAAACCGCTGTGACAGCGGCAAGGCTACTCTGACGTGCCACCCATCCCAGCCCCATCTTGCTCGCTTAATCCATTTGTCTGACGACTCGTGGAGTCCGCTTGCGATTGAGGTTGGGCACGGGTACCGAAAGTGCTCTGGTAACCGGTGTACCAAGTCTCTCCAAACTGAGTACCAGCGACGATCGCGAACGCGACCACCGCTAGTACGGCCAGCAAGGCGAGTGATTTGGTTAGCCAGTCGAAGAGTTCCTTCAGCATGCAGTGGTTCCTTCCAATAGATTGGCGTGACATTTGTCTCGCCAAAGAAATCTCCTCCACAGGATTCCCGAAAGTTTCCTGCAGAGAAGCTCTTCTCCCTATTGATTTGGAAGCCGCATGCCTCCAGAAGCACTATTGCGTCTGCAGTCTGTGCGCTCGGGACAACTAAGTCATCCCCGTAAACGGACACGAAGTCCGTCACGCTGCTGAGCAGGGCATAGAAGATTAGACTTTCAAGTTCGAAAGTGTAACCATTCCCCATGCTAGACCACTTCTCAAGCGTAACCCACCTTTTGTTAAAAAGGCTGGCACGACTTCTGAGGCGATCTAACACGGATGCCCACTTCTCTGGCAGTAATAAGTGCACTAACTCCTTGGCAACAGTGTCACTTGCGCTTTTCAGATCGATTGTGGACAGTTCATTCGTGACTGCGCCGATTCGAGCAAGTTGTTGATTTCTAGACTGATCGTCCAGGTCAACTCCTTCCCGTTTCAACGCGGCCCTTAAGACCTGTCCCATACCTTTCTGAAAGAAGATGTTCCATCGCGGTTCTACTGCGATGGAGCGATCTGTCTTAGCGTCTTTTGGCACAAAGGTGACCCGATTACCAGGGGATCGATCAGTAATGATCGTCTGATGTGTGATGTCCCACTGGAACAACCTGCCTAGGCTCGAAGCCTGAGCAAGGAAATCCAGAAAGACAGAGCACTCCCTAGTAACCGACCCTGAGCTGCAAAGTTTATTGTACGCGGATGTGAAGCCACGTACAGTACTGCTGTCAGCACCGGGACCGAAGCCACCTGCGTCAAGGAAGGCAAACGGCGATATCCCCCTTAAGATATACCGTATTTTCCGCCTCGCCTGGGAAATCCAGAGCGGGACGCGTGGATCACTAAAATCTAGTGTCCGCGTATGGTATATCTGTCGGATGATATCATTCGTCTGCTTGCACTTGGCTTCCGCCTCTGACCACGTTAACTGTGCAACGGCCTTCTTATCGAACGTACTGGGTAGCCATTTACTCTTCTGGAGTAAACGAGTTGCCTGGTACGCGGGAAAGAAGGTCTCAGCACTGTCATAATGATCCGGGACGGCTTTGAGAGTCAGAATGTCGTCGTATTGCTCGTACCGCAGCATGATGCATACGGTTAGAGCTCTAGGACAGTCCAGGGCCGCTAGTATTCGCTGAGCGAACCTAACGTGCTGAATCAGCTGAGCTTGATTCATACCGGGACTCCCTTAGAAGGGACGTTCGAACTCTTCGATGGCCTTCGTGACGACAGCGTTCGAGAGGTAATTCCTCAGGAATGCGCTGACGTCTTTCCGGTTCTGAAGCGTGCTCCGGCTCGGGAGAGTGAACTCAGCCTTACCCATGACGGTATACGCCACCTTCGGAGAAGGAGTGTAACCACCATCGGATCCGCTGATCACTTCCAGGACAGGCAGAGTGACCTTTCCAACGACCTTCGTGACATCCTTTCCCACGTGGAGAGAGAGCGTCACCGCTGGCATGCCGATTGCGATGCCACTGGACCGGTCGGTCCATGTGGCAAGAGCAGACGTGCAGTCCATCGGAGTGAAGGTCTTGTTGACGGGAACTGCCTGACCATCGGCCAGGACGAGATTGGCAATTGCAGCCATTGCATTGCTTTCTTCAGAGATGTTCCGTTAGCGGAACGATTTGAAATTCGTGCGCATCAATGCTAAAGCATTTAGCACACGCGTCGGGTTGAAGGGGTCCTGGAACTTCGGCAGTACCGGCCTCGGCGGGGAAGTGTGCAACTCACGATCCATTCGCAATAGGTCTTTCCGACCATTACGCAGGTTCGTTAGGTACGCATTTCCCCAAGGGATCGGATACACGCCGCTAACCGCGCCCCACTCCAAAAACTGAGTAGTATGGAGTGTAGTACAACCGCCCGCGTACTGCAGGCCGCTGTCATAGTTCATCTTTCCGATGAAATCGCCTATCGGTATGAACCAATCCACTACGAAAGACCAGGGCATTAACTCCCAGGCCAACGTAAATGGATCGGATATACCGAGCCGTTTTCCCAATCGAGCGAACTCACTCGAAACTACGAAAGCAAGCTTTGTGCGAGCCTCCGTAGTCCGGGGTCCGAACGAAAAGAAATAACGGCCGATGTCAGTCCCACCATTGTCTTTCATGATAGTGGTTCCATAGAAGGCAGGTGCAATCACCTTACGATAGCCTCTCACCGTGATGGAGAGAGGCCTCGAATGGTAAGACTGCGCCAGCGCTTCAGCGGAGCCCTTCACGTCCGACAGTAGGGGCTTCCATCCATATTGAAAACCTAGCCACTGTTGAGCAACGGTACCGTGCGCCTTCTTCGGTGTCGCAATGCCCAAAGCATCTGCTGCTTTGGCTACGCGACCACGTCTTAGATGCACGATAGCTTTACTCAACCGTGACGCAGTTTCCTCTATGAGGCGTACGGTCTGGGCTCGCTCAGCGAACGCTTGAGCGAGGTTGACCTTTTGGTCAACGACCGCATCCATTGCGCGATTTATCGCCGCTTGACGCGCAGTGCTGTCGTGAGCGACATCACCTTGCATATACGGCGATACCAGGGGAGTCCTGAAAGTGCCTCGGGTAAACGTACCGTAGATAGCATCTGTCTGAATATCATACACAGAGTTTGTAGCATTCCGTCTATGACACGTAAAGTAGTCTGTCGCGTACTGACGCATCTTGAAGACACTATGCTGATGGTAAACGAGCCGACGCGGATAATCCGCTGTCGGCTCCCCACCAGTGTAGGATCTCTTGAATGCTTCGTACGTTGACGAACCACCGAACGTGCCGTTGACGTAGTGCTTATAACTCCACGTTTGGTATCCAGTGATGACCTCCGGGTTTCCTCTTGGCATCTTTTCATAACTCCGCCTTCAAAGGCCTCTAACGGCTAGGCCGCCAGAAAGCCCGTTTTGTCGCACTTTACAGAGCGACGCGACTATGTCGCAGAGGAACCTCCTTCCGTTCGAGGTTCAGTTGTCAAGGGTGAAGACGCGCCTTAGTTTCAGCTTTTCATCAGCCAACGCCCTAGTGCTCAAGAACAACTGGGTTGCACCAGTGTTCAGGTTCACATAGACGAAAGCAGGACGAGAAACTGATTCGCCAGCGCTTTCTTCTTCCTTTAACAGCCTGAACCAACCAATGAAGTCGCTAAGCGTACCTTCTTGGCTAGGGGTCACGAAACTAGGATTTGCATCCATAGCAATCGTGAGCATTTGCAGACATTTGAGAAAACGAATGTCAGTCAAAGACCAATCTTCCGACACCAAAACGGTGGAAAAAGATTCGACCTTAGCTGTGAAGTTACGCATAGTTGCTCCATAGGTTGAACGGAGGGGGG